GATCTCGTTTAGTCTTAACAAGTTTTTCAACAGCGTCAACTTGGTGTGTAAGAAGTGGTCTATGTTCGTACTTTGAATAATCAATTTCTTTATAGTATTGTTCAGGGTTTTTAATAATTGCAACCCTTGGCAACCAAAAATCTGTCATTGGCTCACTTTCAAAAAAACGACCCCAAATATGGTATGATTTATCTTTTTCAACCAATAACTTTTCAACCCAAACTTGTTTTGGTGGAACCGTATAAAGTTTTTCGTTTGAAATTTTTTCTGAAAAGTAGTCATCCAATTCAACCCATTTTTTGGCAACTTTTGGTATGGTTTGTGAATAATTCATAATGTATTCACATTGGCTTCTTGTTGGGACACCTCGTTTTTTTGGGTTAAAAATTCCTTTTAATTTTAGGATATAGTTATTTGCACCTTCGTATTCATGCAATACATTAAGGGCCTTTTGTTCCAATAATCCTGAGTTTTCAATTACGGGGTTTTCCAAATCAAAATAGTTTTAATAAAGAAATATAATCAATTTTATTGTATTTATCAATAATGGCAAATAAAGTACCAATTACAAGACTATCCAAATTTTTTGGTGAACAAGATTTTAACCTAAATATATCAATGGGTGAAGAATGGCTATTGGGTGATATGAACTTTACATTGGTTTTATATCGTGTTGATAAGAGTAAAACAAATCAAGATGATGTTTATGGTGAAGCGTTAACTGATTCAATATCTTATTTGGCACCTGTAGAAGTTAAAGCCTTTGTTAAAATAGAGGCACCAACTCAGGCAACATTTGGTAATTCAAAGTTAAGTCAAACTGAGCCGGGTAATTTAATAATGAGTATCTATCTTCACCATTTGGAAGAATTGGGACTTTCAATTTCGTATGGTGACTATGTTGGGTATCCTGAAACTGAAAACAGAATGAGATATTATTCGGTTGCCGATGATGGAAGGATTGTGTCTGACAATAAACACACTTACGGGGGATACAAACCGTTTTATAGAACATTTGTTTGTACACCAGTAAGTGAAAACGAATTTAGAGGAATATAATGAAGGTTATTATTACGGAATCACAATTTGATAATTTATTTTTGAGTAAGAAAGTAATGGTCTATTACAACTTACACAAACATACATTTTCTGTAACATATGATAGTAAAGTTATTATGCACGCTGACTATGTTAAGTTAGGTGATGTTGAGTTTAGAGTTAGAAAAGGTGGTAAAGAACGAGTTCGTTCTGAAAAATCAAAAAACGTTCACGCATTTGTAATTGGGCAATTATTAGATTATTGTGAATATCCTTGTGATGATATTCCAAATCCAACATCTGACATGATTGTGACATACAATCCATATAAACACAATTCGTTTGTTTTTAAACAAAATGAAGAACCTATTTATAATGCCAAAGAGGTTGACATGATTAATTCACAAAATAAACTATTTGTAGTTAAAAAATAATGACATCACCGAAAAAACTTCTTAAAACAATTTCTTTAACACCAAAGAAAATCCTTCAACCAAGAAGGGAAGAATTGTTGGAGCAAATTCAAAAAAATGGTACGTATCTTCCAAAAGGAATTTTACATGCCGATTTGGATAGGGGGATGTTGGATTTTGTGAAAAACGATTTGGGAATTAGTGTTAATGGTAAAGTTGTTAATACTGTTGATGTTATTATTACAACACAGAACTGGGCTCAGTTTACACAAACTTGGAATTTTCAAGATTTGGATTCAAATATTAAACCACCGTTTGTTGCAACAGTTAGAAAACCTGAAACCCCTTATGGGACAAATCAAGGAGCGACAAATTACAGAATACCGGGAAGACCACTATTTCAATATGCTTTGGTACCAAATTTTGATGGAACAAGAAATGGTATGGATGTTTATAAAATACCCCAACCAGTTCCTGTTGATATTACATATGAAATAAAAATTTTCACAAACAGAATGAGAGAGTTAAACACCTTTAATCAAAAAGTTCTTGATAAATTTTCATCAAGACAATCATATGCTTTGATTAAAGGGAGATATATTCCAATTATTTTGGAAACCATATCCGATGAATCGGTTGTTGAATTACAAAAAAGAAGGTATTTTATTCAGAACTACACATTTAAAATGTTGGGTGTCTTATTGGATGAGGAAAAGTTTGAGGTGTCACCTGCTGTATCAAGGGTGTTAACTATGGTTGATGTTAGTACTAAAACAAGGTCCCAATTTGCTAAATCAGAAACATCAAACCCAAATTCAATAGTTTCTAATTATCAATTTTTAAACACCAATAATTTTTTGGTAGATACTGTTGGTTTGAATTATGATTATAATGTTGTTAACACTAAAAATATTAATTCATATACAGTTAAAATTAATAATCAATTAATCGGCACAAATTTGACTTTTTTTCAAATTAATTCAAACGATGTTTTAAGAATTGATGTCATCAAAACAACCCCAAATACTGATGCGAATATCTTATTTGATATTAAATTAATTTAACGGGTCACCGTATATATCAGTTTTTATACGACATTTTTCTTTAATAATATTTTCTAAAAATCCATAAATTTTAAGACCATTTTCTGTACAATATTTTTTAAGTATTGCGTGTGATTCTTCTGAAATCTTAATATTCTTTATTTTATGTGGTGTTTTTTTCATAAGTAAGAAAAAAGGTAGAATTAATTCATACCGATTTATAAATAGTGTCCTTATACAAAGATTTTTACAAAAATCAATAATATTTATGTATTAAATAAAACAACTTATAAAAAAAAAATAATGGCAACATCAAATAAAGTTTTCGTTTCACCTGGAGTATACACTTCAGAACGTGACTTATCATTTGTAGCACAAAGCGTAGGTGTTACAACGTTAGGTATTGTAGGAGAAACTTTGAGAGGTCCGGCTTTTGAGCCGATTTTCGTTTCAAGTTTCGATGAATTTTCAACAATTTTTGGGGGTACATCTCCTGAAAAATTTGTAGATACACAAATACCAAAATACGAAGCGGCGTATATTGCGAAATCATATTTACAACAATCTAATCAATTATTTGTTTCTAGAATTCTTGGTTTGTCAGGTTATGATGCGGGACCATCTTGGTCTATTAGCACTATTGCCAACGTTAGTGGTGGTTCGGTTTCACAAAGTACATCATTATCTTCGGTAATCGTAACGTTTACAGGTACAACTGGTGGTACATCAACAATTTCGTTTGGTTCATTTAGTTCAACAGTATTTGCAAATGACGTTAATACACAGTTCACATTGTTAGATGGTACAACATCAACAATCCAAGATAAATTAAAAACTTTTGTTAGTTCTGTTATTGGTTCCAATTTTTCAGCAGCAACCACAAGTGGAACAACGTCTTATGTGTTTGGTACAATTCCAACTAATAATTACAATTCAATAACCGCTCGTACATTAACAAACGTTTATGACGTACCAAGTTTGAGTAATTCAACTACCGATTATTCAAGTAGAAATAATGACCCTTGGTATTACTCACAATTCAAACCAACAACAGGAAATGGATATTCAGGATATTCATTCACATCAATCATTGATACACTAACAGGTACATCTGGTTCGTTTTCGGGTTCTGTACAATTTTCAGCATTCACACAAGTTGGAACAGCGTTTACAAATTATAATGATGTTGTTGTTGCAACTCTTCGTTCAAGAGGGGTGTCTAATTACACAACAACCACAAATCCTGTTTACGAAGTTACGGGTTCAACAAAAGTTAATTTAAATTTTTCAGGAACATATAGTGGAGCGTCTATTAGTCCATATTCACCATTTGGTGTTTCAGGTGTTACATATAACGGTAGTACTTTTGAATTTAAAGTATCGTTAGATTCAACAGACACTAACTATATTTCAAAAGTGTTTGGTCAATCTAATTTTGAAAAACCAAGTAATGAAGTACCTTTGTTTGTTGAAGAAGAATTTAGTAATTTCTTAAATTATTCATACAAAAAAGGATATATCAGAGGAATCAATTCGTCAATCACAGGATTACCATCGGCACAAGATGATAACGGGTTGAATCGTTCAATTGGTTGGTATTTAGAACAATACCAAACACCTGAAACACCTTACGTGGTTTCTGAATTAAGAGGTTCAAGTGTTTATAAATTATTTAAATTTATATTAATTTCAGATGGTAATGATGCAAACCAAGAAGTTAAGATTTCAATCTTAAATGTTTCATTTAACAATGGAACGTTTGATGTAGGAATTAGAGCTTATAATGATACAGACGCAAGTCCTGTTTACTTAGAAAAATTCACAAATTGTTCTATGAATCCATCGTCAAATAGTTTCGTTGGTGTTAAAATAGGAACTAGTGACGGTGAATACGCATCAAGGTCAAAATATATAATGTTGGAGATTAGTACTGAAGCACCATCAGACGCATTACCTTGTGGTTTTGAGGGTTACCTAATGAGAAATTATTTCGGAGCGATAACACCATTCCCAATTTATAAAACAAAATATGATGTTGCTGGCGAAGTTACATACCAACCACCATTGTCTTCCGTTCAAAGAAGTTCAGGTGATAAAATAAATAGAGTGTTTTTGGGTATTTCAGATACTATTGGATATGACTCTGAATATTTTGACTATAAGGGAAAACAAAATCCAAATGATATATCAATTGCGACAACTTCATCTGATTGGGATTTCTTATCAAAAGGTTTCCACATGGATTCAGGAGCAACGGTTGTAACAATTCCATCAACATATAGTACTTCAGGTACATCAGCATTTGAAGTTGGTTCCGCGTCATTTACTTCAGACCCAACAGATTCAACAAGTCCTTACTATAAAATACAATCAAGAAAATTCACATTATTTGCTCGTGGTGGATTTGACGGTTGGGATATCTATAGAAAATATAGAACTAACGGTGACAATTATGTGTTAGGTGGTACACAATATTTAAAAGGAGCGGCACCTTCATCACAATTCCCAACAGCAACTGGATGGGGAGCGTTTAAGAAAATTGTTATTGACGGTAACTCAACTGATTGGGCAAATACTGATTACTACGCATACTTGTTAGGTCAACAAACATTTGGTAATCCTGAAGCAACAAACATTAACGTGTTTGTAACACCAGGAATTGACTTCGTTAACAATTCAAATTTAGTTGAAGATGCTATTGATATGATTGAAACTCAAAGAGCGGATTCATTGTATGTTATGACTTGTCCTGATTATGATATGTTTGCAACAACAACAACATCACCAGCAACTGATTTAATATACCCAACAGAAATTGTTGATGATTTAGATACAACAGGTATTGATTCAAATTACACAGCAACTTACTACCCGTGGGTGTTAACAAGAGATACTGTAAACAACACACAAATATACCTTCCACCTACCGCTGAAGTTTGTAAAAACTTAGCATTAACTGATAACATTTCATTTCCTTGGTTCGCATCTGCGGGTTATACAAGAGGTATTGTAAATTCGGTTAAAGCACGTAAGAAACTTACACAAGATGATAGGGATACATTATATCAAGGTAGAATTAATCCAATTGCAACTTTTTCAGATGTTGGAACATTAATTTGGGGTAATAAAACAACACAAGTTGCTGAATCAGCTCTTGATAGAATCAACGTAAGAAGATTGTTGTTACAAGCTCGTAAGTTGATTTCAGCAGTGGCGGTTAGATTGTTATTTGAACAAAACGATGATAAAGTTAGACAAGATTTCTTAGATTCCGTTAATCCAATTTTGGATTCAATTAGAAGAGATAGAGGTTTAATTGACTTTAGAGTTGTTGTAACAAACACACCTGAAGATTTGGACAGAAATACAATGACAGGTAAAATTTACCTTAAACCAACAAAAGCTCTTGAATTCATAGATATTGAATTCTTGATTACACCATCAGGAGCTTCATTTGAAAATATTTAAAAATAAACATGGAAGGGGAAATAAAACTCCCCTTCCTATTATTTATATATAAAACTATGGAATTTACAAAAAAAGTATTAATGGAAAGTTTGGAAATACCAACTAACGGTAAAAAAACTTATTCTGAAAAACCACAAAACATTGTTTTAACTGAATCACAGTTAGAAAGTATTATTGCAAAATTATCTAAAAACAAAAAATAATGAATTTTAAAAAATCAATTAGAAGACATTTGTTAAAAATGGTAACTGAGGGTGTGAACCCATCAGGATTACCTGACCACAAATATTACGCTTTTGATTGGGATGATAATGTAATGAACATGCCAACAAAGATTATGATTTTGGATGACAAAGATAATGAAATTGGTATGTCTACAGATGACTTTGCTGAACACAGACACGAATTAGGTAAAAAACCATTTGTTTATAATGGAAAAACAATTGTTGGTTTTGCATCAAATCCTTTTAGAAATTTTAGAGGTGAAGGTGAAAAACAATTTTTGATTGATGTAATGTCAGCAAGTTTTGGACCATCATGGAATGACTTTGTTGAGTGTATTAATGGTGGGTCAATTTTCGCAATTATCACAGCACGTGGACACAACCCAATGATTTTAAAACAAGCCGTTTACAAACTTATCAAAAACAATGTGGGTGGTTTGGACCAAGAAAAATTGGTGGAATCTTTAAAGAAATATCGTGATATCACCGGTGAGGATATTAAAGATGACAATACAATGATTAAAGAATATTTGGATTTGTGTCGTTTTCATCCTGTATCATTTGGAACTGGTTCTGAAGCTAATCCTGAAGAGGGAAAAATAAATGCGTTAAGAGAATTTATTACTTATTGTAAAAAACTTGCAAATATGGTTGGTGGTAAAATATTGTTTAAAAATGACGTGTCAAATAATTTTGTGGTACCTTCAATCGGGTTTTCAGATGACGATGAAAGAAATGTGGAAAAAGTTAAAGAATTTTTAAATAAAGAATTTGGACTAGAGCATCCAGTAAAAACATATTTAACAAAATCTCAAACTAAAACTAGATATTAAATATTTAAATAAATAATAAACTAGAATACCTAGATAATATAAGATAAAAAATTTGAATAGTCAAGTATTTATAGGTAAATAAACTAAAATAACTAAAACAAAAAATATAATAACATGGCTGACTTATTAATGAAAATGCCCGACCCGTATGAACCAAAACGTAAAAACCGATTTATTTTAACGTTTCCAACTTCATTGGGTATTAATTCTTGGTATGTAGAATCAACTAACAGACCAAAAATAACAATATCATCAAAAGATATTCCTTTCTTAAACACTAAAACTTATGTTGCTGGTATGTTTGAATGGGGAACAATTGGTGTTACTTTCCGTGACCCTATTGGACCATCAGCTGCTCAAGCTCTTATGGAGTGGGTTCGTTTACACGCTGAATCAGTAACAGGTCGTATGGGATACGCAGCAGGTTATAAAAAGGATATTACTTTGGAAATGCTAGACCCAACAGGTGTTGCGGTTGAAAAATGGATTTTACAAGGTTGTTTCCTAACAGACGTGGACTTTCAGGGTGTGTCTTATACTGATGACGGTTTACAAACCATCTCAGCAACACTTCGTCCTGATAGATGTATCTTAGTTTATTAATATTTCATTTACAAAAAACAAAGTCAGTTTATATTTAAAGCCAGGGTAATCCTTGGCTTTTTTTATGGAAAACGAACAACAATACGGACAAATGAATTTTAACTTACCACACGATGTGGTACCACTACCTTCAAAAGGTTTATTTTATGATAATAAAAAGAAATCAGTTAAGGTTGGATATCTGACGGCTCAAGATGAAAATCTATTGGCGAGTTCCAATATGGGGACAACGAATGTGATTGGTCAATTATTAAAAAGTAAAATTTACGAACCTGATATTAGAATTGATGATTTATTACCTGGTGATGTTGAAGCGATTTTAATATTTTTAAGAAATACGGCTTTTGGACCAAGATATAAGATTTCAAGTATTGACCCTCAAACTGGAAAAAGATTTGAATCTGAAATTGATTTAAGCGAATTAAATATTAAACAAACAGAGTCAAAACCTGGTGTTGATGGCTATTTTGAAACTAAATTACCAATTTCTGAAGATATTGTTAAATTAAGACTTTTAACTTATGGTGAGGAAAGTTTAATCGATAGTGAACTTGATTTATATCCTGACGGGATGGTCGCACCAAAAATCACAAGAAAATTGGAATCTTACATTGTTTCAATAAACGGTAGTTCAGATAGGGAACAAATTGTTAAGTATATTCAAGTGATGCCAATTAGAGATTCTCAATTCATTAGAAAATTTATTAATGATTCTGAACCAAGATTAGATTTAAAAAAACAAGTTATAGCCCCGTCAGGAGAAAGAGTTGACACCAGTGTTGGCTTTGGGGTGGAGTTTTTTCGTCCTTTCTTCGGAGTATAAAAAATTCTTATTAGATGAAATTTTCTTTTTAGTAAAAAATGCGAATTTTCAATATTCGGATATTACTACCATGCCAACATATGAACGTAAATATTTTATTGGTAAGTTACTTGAACAATATGATATTGTTCAAGAACAACAAGAAAAAAACCGTAAATGATATTTATAATTAATAATGGCTGGATTAGATGAATTAAATAACGAATTAGGTAATGTTGTAACCAATGGGGCTGCGGCAGGTCTTGTGATGGGTAAATTGCAAGAACAAGCTAAAAACATAAGTGTAGATGGGTTAAAATCATCTATTGATAAATCGATTGAATCGCTTTTTGCCTTACAAGCTGGTATAATTAAAACATCAAGAGGTTTGGGACAAAGTGCTGCTCAAGCCAAGTTAATGGAAACCGAAATTGGAAAGGCGGCTATTAACGCTGTTGAGATGGGTGGTAATTTAGAAGATGTTCTTAAAAACTTTGAGCGAGTAAACATATCATTAGGAAGAACAACTTATGTTTCTGCGAAGGCTTTAACAAATATGGAAGCAATGCAAAAATTGGGTGTCAAAACTGAAACTTTTACTTCATTTGAAAAATTCTTTGATAAGGTTGGTGGTGGTATAGACGGTGCTGTTCAAAAACAAATGGAACTTGTAAATACAGCTAAAAGTTACGGATTAAATACTGGTAAATTTTTAACTACGGTTGCGGATAAATTAGACATTTTAACTAAATACGGTTTTCCAAATGGTGTTAAAGATTTAGCGTCAATGGTTGCAAAATCACAAGTGTTGGGTGATACACTAAGTGTTGCTCAAGGTTTTGCAGACCAAATTATGGACAGTCCCGAAAAGGCGTATGATGCTGCCGCTCAATTACAAACACTAGGTGGTTCATTTTCACAGCTGGGTGATGGTGCAAGATTGTTATATTTGGCACAAAACGATTTAAAAGGACTGAACGACGAATTAATTAACGCAACAAGAGGTATTGCAACATTTAATGAAGAATCAGGGCAATTTGAGATTAGTGCAAATGAAAGATTAAGATTAAGAGCGTTAAAAAATTCTGGTATCGGTATTGACGCTAAGGAAATTGAAGAAACTGCTTTAAAGTTAGCAAAACAAGAACAGATTATTAGTAAATTAAATTTAAATCCAAATATCGCTGGAATGTCTGATGAGGAAAAGGAAACATTGGCGAATTACGCTCAACTACAAAAAGGGGGGATTGTCACTATTAAAGGTGAAGAAATCGGTGGGTTAGATTCTAAAAGCATTTCCGAAATTATGACAGGGTTACAAGGTAAAGGAAGTCAATTAAGTAACGAATCCGAAAAAAATGTACAAATGATTCAATCTAATATGTCGGCACAAGAAGCGTCAACGGTTCAAACAAATTTATTTAGTAACGCAATTGCTCTGTCTGTATTAAAAATCGGGGACTTCTCAAAAACATTAGATACTGTTACCGCTGCTCAAACACAAATTATATCATCAATAAGGGGAGCAACCGTAGGTGGTAAAACCGCTGACAAATTAATTGAAAGTTTTGAAAATAATATTATAAACACTAGTTTATTAATTACTAAGGCTTTGGATACGTTTACTGATTCGAAAATTAAAAGTGAAGTACCACCAGCACCACTAACAGTAACAGGTGCTGCTAAAATTGAAGTTGATGTTAAAGGTTTAGATTTGAAATTTGCGGACGCAATTAAACCTGCAATTGTTGATGCGGTGTTAGAAGAGATGAAGAAAAAGGGTTATAGTAAATAAACCGTCATCTAAAAACAATAAAAAATTTTATTTTATCTATTTATAGAAAACAGTATAAGATGGCAGACAGCTTATTATCATTTTCCGCATCAGAACAATTTAGAAAAAAAATAATTGTTTCTAATTTAGAGCCTTATTTTGTAAAAGGTTCTTCAACACAAACTGTACCCAAAAACCTTACTTATACTAAAGAAACAACTTGGATTGACGTTCCGTTAATTAATCAACCTGACATGATTGATACTGGCGTTTCGGAAAAAAAACGATTATACACCGTTAATCAATATGGTCCTAATGGTGGATATAAAACAAGTGCAAACGTTGATTTGATTGTTAATGATGCTAATGAAGGTGAATTTAACTACTCAAGCCCACAAACAAAAAAGTTTGACGAAGCCAAGTTTTCACAAAAAAATCTAATTACTAAAAACTTATTTGGACCACAAGATGGATGGGGTGATGCGTCATCCGATTTAAATTTAATTATTAGACAATTAACTAGTAGGGCAGAATACTACAAATTCAAAGCATCAAGTTATTCCCCAATTAATATTTTATTAAGTAAGGACCCGACTGGTACACTTGGAACTCTTTCACAAGATTCCGCACTGGCACAAATTGCAGCTACAAGATTAAGAAAATCTTTTGAAGACTCTATCGCCTTAGAAACATTTCAACAAACAATAGGTAGAGCAAATGTACTTCAAACAGGAAGTGACCCATATAGAATTTTAAACCTAATAACAGGTAGACAACCATTAATTGAACCTGATTGGCATATAACAGTACCTGATAGTATTATTGGAAAAGGACTTGATTTTATATCAAGGGTAACAGGTGTTTATTCACCATATTCATATATTCCTGGTGATTATTTTAATAACGTAGGTAAGAAAAGTATTTTAAATCAAACAATCAATGCTATTGGTCAAGTTTTTGGATTTCCGTCAGTATCACCAAGTAAGAAAAGTTCATCGGATGTATTTTTAGCGTACACAAGTGGTGGCTCAAGAAAAGTATTATTTAATAACTTATCGTTAAACTATTACACACCTGACTATAAAGCTAATTTCTTAAGTAATTTAAATTTAACAGCGCCTAAAGGTAACTACTATATTGGTAGTAGAACATCTGAACCTTTAGATATCGTATCCCCTTCAGGACAAATTCCTGTCAACCAATTTGGTGTTGAGGTTGAAACAAATGTGTACGGACCAAGTAACTTGGGTGGGTTATATGAAAACAATGTTGATTTTAAATTTGGTTTAAACCAAACCCCAACCAGTGAGGGTGGTGGGGTACAAGGTGGATTCACATGGGTATCACCAAAATATAAAGGTAATGCTGGACAAAAAGTTGGTGTTGGTGGTGAACTTAAAGGACAAGACCCTGAATATCAACCAATAGCTGCTAACTATACAAGAAGTGAATCGACGGGATACCCACTTAAACAGGGTGGTATTCTTGATGACACACAAAGATTAATTAATTCACAACCAGCGGGTGGTAAAAGATTACAACATGTTGGTAACGCCATTGACCAAGTATCTAAGGTGTTTAACGATGGATATAAGGAGATGACTAAAGGTTCGAGGGTAATTAGATACACCGACAACAATGGTATCTTTAAAGGTGAAGAATACGGTAGAGTATTTGCTAAAGATATTCCATATTATGATAATCAAAAGTTGGTTAGAAGTGATGGGGGTATTAGAAAAAATCCATATTCTATTTTAGATAAAACATATAACTTAAACATATATCCAACATCAGGTCCTGAATCGACAAATTTGCAAGGGGGACAAGTTAAGAAGTATATGTTATCATTAGAAAACTTAGCGTGGAGAACATCAAGAAAACCTGGTTTTAGGTATACCGATTTACCTGAATCTGAAAGAGGACCAAATGGTGGTAGGGTTATGTGGTTCCCACCATACGATTTAAATTTTTCAGAAAGTAACTCAGTTCAATGGGAATCTAACTCATTTTTGGGTAGACCTGAAGAAATTTATACATATAAGAATACTAGCAGAAGTGGTACTTTAAGTTTTAAAGTTATTGTTGACCATCCTTCAGTTATGAATTTATTGGTTAATAGGGTATTAAACAATACTGCGTCAAGTCAAATTGCTGACCAAGTTATTGATTCGTTTTTTGCCGGACTAACCAAATTTGATGTCTTTGAATTATCAAAAAGATATAATAACTTTTCAACCACAGAATTATCACAAATACAAAAAGTGATTAATGGCTCGAGTAACCCTGAAAAAATTAAAGATTTGGTAAACCAATCTTTAAATATTGGTGGTGACGCGGCTGGTGGTTCATTAAGTTCAAATTCAAATGTTGGACAACAGGTATATACACCACAATTAAGTGCATACAAATCAACACAGTTTTATTTTGATTATAACACAGGTGGTGGAACAAACTATTCAAACAATGTTGTTTCATATACAACAAGTGGAAATTTTAGTAAAATTAACCAATCACAACAAACTTTAATTACATCTTCTGAAAATGCACTTACAGGATTTACTGAAAGTATTAAAAGTTTATTATCATCAAACGCCAACGTAACTATTGAAATTAGATTACGTTCAAATAGTTCATATAATGAAGGGACTAATATTGAATCTGATAGAAATACATGTATTGAAGATACAATTAAATCATTACTTAATAATGACAAACGAGTAAGGATTACCAAGTCAAATGGTGCTGTGGATGAAACAATCCAACCACTTAATTATAAATGTGATACTGCAACAACTGACCAATATGGTGTAGGACCTGTTGGATGTAGAAGAGTTATAATTGAAGACATCATTGAAACACCGTTACCTAACTTAAACAATCCAAATGGTGGTGTTGCAACTGGTGGAATCACAGCAATTGATAAATTGTTAACTGAAACCCAAAGACAAAACGGTAATAACAATAACAATCCAAGTGTACCGACACAAGAATCTATTAGCAAACAAGTTATTAGAAAACTATTAAGTGAAGCTGATTACTTTAAATTTATGAAAGAAAGTAATCCTTTTGTTTATGATTCGTTAAAAGAAAAATTAAAATATTTTCATCCTGCTTTTCACTCAATGACACCTGAAGGATTGAATGAAAGATTGACATTCTTATTACAATGTACAAGACCTGGTGATACAATACCAACCAAACAAAGTGATGGTACATTAATTGATAGTGATGCTAGAAACACATCGTTTGGAGCACCACCAATTTGTATTCTAAGGGTGGGGGATTTTTATCACTCAAAAGTTGTGATAGATAGTTGTAATTTTACTTATGAAGATGGTAAATTTGATTTAAACCCTGAAGGTATTGGTGTACAACCTATGATTGTAACGGTTAATATGGGATTCAAATTTATTGGTGGTCAAGGACTTAAGGGACCTATTGATGAGTTACAAAATGCATTATCATTTAATTTCTTTGCTAATACAGAAATGTATGATGAAAGAGCAACTGATTCGTTAGCGGTATCAGCATATAATAAAGAATTTATTGAAAAGACTGAACCAACTGGTGACACACCCAAGAACACAAATTCAACACTTCAAAATGAAGGTGGGACAACAATTGGTTCAATTGAAGGTAAATTTGAAAATAGTGGAACAACTGTTAATATTGCATATAAAACTATTGTAAATGACTTTATTGAAAGCTTTAATAATTTTGCTCAAGGTGAATATGATAAACTAAGAGAGGTAAGTGAACAATATAATAGTGGTATATTAATGTTATATACTAAAGACCGAGATTACAAATCAGGTAAAATGAATGAGTTTGGTGCAACTACAACCCCGGATGCTACACCAATAACGGACTTAACCATTTTTGGTAAATCAATATTTGAAAGCAAAATAGATACATTGTTTAGTGATTTATTAACTGATATTAGTAGTAATGCATTAACCTTTCAACAAGAAATGTTAAAGGAAGGATTTACAGATGTTGACAAAGCAATTTTTAACAACCAATTAAAAAAATTAGTTAATGATTATAAGGTTAAATTTACAGATAAATTAGTTACAACAAGTAATGAATTATCAAAAGTACAATTATCAATGACAAGAAACATTGATAAGTTAAACTATGTAGTTCAAGGATTAGATGGTTATATTGATACTAAAGGTATTCCACAAATTTATACAATTGACAGTGCAACAACTGTAAATGAAATTGGTATAGTTATGAACACTTATTCAACCGAGATTAATAAATTAAATACAAACTTGATAACCAAAAATATTATATATTCAGGATATAATGATAATCAAAGTTATCAGTTACCTGGTGGTAGTTTCAATGGTGGGATATCTTTTAGCGCTGACGCGGCTGATAAAAGATTCTTTTTAGTATTTGGATGGCAATTGGCTAATAATTATAGTGAGTTTGAAACACAATTTGCTGGGTCTCTTACAAATAAAAAATGGACAGACTTTATTAGTAAAAGTTTAACTAAAAATTATAAAGTACCATCTGATAATGAAAAAAAGAAAATGAGAGAATATTTTTCAAAGTATAAAGAAGATACCAATAAAGTTTATGTTCCTGGTGATGTAACAACACTTATTAAAAATAAAAGGCAAACGAGTTTAACAATAAAAACATCGGCAACGCCCGCAGATAAAGAAAATTTAACAAACCTTTATACGGGACAAAATGTTGGTAATAAAAATACATTTAATGGTAAAGTAATATTCTAATGGATTACTACAATAGATACGGTCAATTTTTATTAAACGGTGAACAAACCGTTGTTCCCGGTATAACATTACCAAGAAAGGGTACTGACATTAAATATATCTTTAGAGCCGGTGTTAGTAGATTGGATAAAATTAGTCAAGAATATTATGGTTCGCCATTTTTCGGTTGGTTAATTTTACAAGCAAATCAAGAATATGGTAGTTTAGAATGGGATATTCCCGACAATTCAATTATTGTTATACCTTATCCTTTAGTAAGTTCACTTCAGGATTATAATAATGCTGTGCAAACAAGATTCTATTATTATGGCAGATAATTTCGGTGGTGGTGAAAATATATACTATGATGAAAATTCTAACATAGTTTTAATTGACCCAAATTCGGTTAAAGATTCTAACGGGTTAAAAAAAGACCGTGTTATTAAACAAGAAAATCTTGTCATGTATGCTAATTTAATTGCTAAATCGGTACCAAGAACAAAATTGGCCGGTGGACAAGATTTAGAAACAAGTATAAATAATACGACAGTTGCCACTATTAATTTTTTAAAACCAACAGACAAAAATGTTTTTGATACAAGTTATACTGATGAATTTACAGGAGCAGGAAGTGCTCAAGGACAAGGTATAAATCAAATTAAATTTAATAACGGTCAAAACCCACAACAAACTAATTTTGTTGACACACAAATTTTAGGAATCAGGGATATTAATGTTGATATTAAATTTAATGGTGTACCAACAGTATCTATGACATTGGTTGATGTACAAGGTAAAAGCTTGTTCCAAACCGGTGGAAATTCACCATATTCAGTATTTTTATATTACCCATATCCATTGTTTGAATTAATTTTAAAGGGGTTTTATGGTAAAGCAATAAAATATGAATTAATGTTGTTAAATTTCCAAGCTTCATTTGAAGCATCAACTGGTAATTATATTGTTAATTTAAAATTTATTGCTCGAACAAGTGCGATGTTAGATGATATTCGATTGGGATATTTGTTTGCATTACCACACATGTATAACTTATACAATACCCCAAATATTACGAATGGTATCACATCTAATTCCGCAACGGCATCAGTAC